GTATAAAACCAATCAATCATTAGCAGAAGCAAAGAAATATAAAATATAATGGCACAAAATTTAAAAATTAACATAACAGCACAAGATAAAACTAAACAAGCTTTTAATGGTATTAGAGGTGGATTAGCAAGTCTTAAAAATGCAGTATTTTCACTTAAAGGTGCATTTATAGGTTTAGGTGCTGGACTAGTTACAAAGTCATTTATAAGTACAGGAAGAAGCATAGAGGACTTACAAGTTAGATTAAAACAATTATTTGGTAGCACACAAGAGGGTGCAAAAGCATTTGATGTGATGGCAAATTTTGCATCTAAAGTTCCATTTTCATTAGAACAGATACAAGAGGCATCAGGTAACTTAGCTGTTGTTGCTGGAGATGCAGATAGATTAGCAAAAATATTAGAGATAACAGGTAATGTTGCATCTGTAACAGGAATAGATTTTAGAACAGCTGGAGAACAAATACAAAGATCATTTGCTGGTGGTATTGCTAGTGCAGATATTTTTAGAGAAAAAGGTGTAAGAGATATGCTTGGTTTTAAAGCTGGTGCAACTGTAACAGCAGAAGAAACTGTAAGAGCATTTGAAAAAGTATTTGGTAAAGATGGTAAATTTGGAAAAGCAACAGATGAACTTGCAAATACATTTACAGGTACATTATCAATGCTTGGCGATAAATTATTTAATTTTAAAAGAGGTGTTGCTGGTGCTGGTTTCTTTGATGAACTTAAAAAAGAATTTAAATCTTTAAATGAATTTATTGAAGAAAATGCAGATGCATTTCAAACTATTGGTCATGCAATTAGTAAAGTTTTAGTATTTGCAGTTAGAGCATTTGCTGGTGCATTAAGAGCAGTTGGTAATGCTACTAGTTTTATTAAAAGACAAGTTGAGAATATACAAAGATTATTAGGCTTTGATGTTCCTTTTGTTGTTGAAGTTCAAAAAGGAAGTAAAGTTATTAAAGAAGTAAATCTTGATTTAGTTAAACAAAAATCTCTCTTTGAAAAAGTAGTAGAAGAAGTTAAGAAATTAAATGATGGTTTCAAAATAGAAAAAGAAATAGTAGGTCAAATAAAATCAATAACTCAAAGCATTTCTAAATCTATTGCTGAATCTGTTGTTTTAGGTAAAGAATTAAGTGTTACATTTAAACAGTTAGCACAACAAATATTAATTAATATTATTTCTAAAACTATTGAAAGAATAGCATTATTAGGATTAGAAAAAATATTACTAGGAGATATAGTCAAAAAAGAGGAACAAAAAGATAATTTAATAAGAAAACAAAACACTAATCTCAAAAGACAAATTATGCTTAATATGTTAAGTGGTGGTGGTGGTAGTAGTGGTTTTTCTGGTGGTGGTAGTAGTGGTTTTTCATTCTTTGCACAAGGTGGTGCAGTATCAAAAGGTAAACCAATAGTAGTAGGAGAACAAGGTGCAGAGTTATTTATACCAAACTCATCAGGACAAATTACACAAAATGCTAGAGGTACAAGTGGTGGTGCTACTACAGTTAATTTTAATATAAATACAGTAGATGCTTCTGGTTTTGAAGAATTACTTGTAAGATCAAGAGGAACAATTACACAATTAATTAATAATGCTGTAAATGAAAGAGGGAGTGGAAACTTAATCTAATGGCTGGTGCTTTTCCAATATCAACTGCTAAATTTGAATCTTTAGGAATAAAGTCAACACAAAATACTATTATATCAAAAACTATATCTGGTAAGAAACTTGCTAGACAAATAGATAATCAAAGATTTGGTTTTACTGCTAGAGTAATTACAGCAAAAAGAGATGATGTTTATGGAGAGTTAATGGCCTTTATAGTTAAACAAAGATCAGGTAAAGAAAACTTTACAATCATTCCACCAGAAGTAACTCTTGCTAGAGGTAATGTAAGTGGAACTGTTTTAGTCAATGGAGTTCACGCAATTGGAGATACTACAATTACTGTTGATGCTATGACAGGCACATTAAAAGCTGGAGATTTTATTAAGTTTGCTGGACATGATAAAGTTTATATGGTCGTTGCAGATGTAACAGCAGATGGTTCAAACGAAGCAACACTTACAATAGAGCCACCTTTATTAACTGCTTTAGCAAATAACGAAGTTGTTACTTATGATAGTGTTCCTTTTACTGTTCATTTAATAAATGATATGCAAGAATTTGGAGTTGTTGGTGCAGATAAAGATGGTAATGCTTTATATCAATTTGAATTTGATGTAGAAGAATCACTTTAATTAATGAAGAAATATAAAATAACCCACAAGATAACTGCCGATTTTATTGCTGAAATTATTGTTAATGAAGATCAAATAGATAGTTCGATTAACGATCTTAAAGAATATAAGAAACCCAATAGCAAATTTGATTATACTATGTTAAAAGGTACAGAAAGTGTAACCCAAACTAATTACGAAGAATATGACGAGAAGCCTATCAACAGCAATAAAGAACGAATTAGCAACAAATGATATTAGACCAATACACCTTATTACTATTGGCTTTAACACACCTGTTCATTTTACAGATAATTCATTTGATTTAACATCATCAATATCAGGCTCATCAGTTACTTATTCAGCATCATCACATTTTTTAGGAATATCTGATTTTACAGAACAAACAGATGTAAGTAAATCTAGTATTAGCATAACTTTATCTGGTGCAGATCAATCTTTTATCTCAATAGTATTAAATGAAAATGTTATTAATGATGTTGTAACTATACATAGAGGATTATTAGCAGATGATAATACTATAATTGCAGACCCTTTTTTACTTTACAAAGGAACAATAGAAAATTTTGAAATACAAGAACAGGCTACATCAAGTTCATTAGCATTATCTATTGTATCTCATTGGGCAGATTTTAATAAAAAAAATGGTCGTAAGACTAACAATACATCACAACAAAGATTTTTTAGTACAGATGTAGGTATGGATTTTGCAAGTGAATCTGTATTAGATATTAAATGGGGTAGAGATTAATGAATGAAATAATAAAATTTTACCAATCTTTTAATAGATACAAAGATAATACTGATGAAGAAATATATCAACATTTAATACAATGTGTAAATAATAATCAATATAAACTATTTAAAGATAATGGTATTTATGGTTTTGCTAATTGGGCTTTTGTTAATCAACAAACAGAAGATTATTTTTTAAAAACAGGAATTGTAGAAGATTGGAATTGTGGAGATATAATGTTGCATATAGATTTTATTGCTACAAAAAACATAAGACAAATAATGAGTTGGCTTAAAAATAATAGTGCTAAAACATTGGGATTAAATAAAACTATACATTGGGCAAGATTAGATAATGATAACAAGATAAGAAAAATTATGAAACAGAATACAAAGGATAGTTGGTTATGGGTGGAATAATAAAAAAAATTATAAAACCAATTATTAGAATAATACCTAAGTTTATTTCAAATCCTATAGTTGGTATTGGTGTTAGTTTATTTTTAAGTTGGATTTTAAGACCCAAAGTTCCTGATATTGAAGATTTTGGAACTAACCAATTTGATGATTTTGAAAGAGGTATATTAGTTAATAAACAATCTAATGACTCTAACATACCTATAATTTTTGGAGAAAGATTAACAGGTGGTACTAGAGTTTTTATGGAAACTTCAGGTACAGATAATAAATATTTATATATGGCCATAGTTATGTCAGAGGGAGAAATAAACGATATAGAAGAAATTAGAGTTGATGATAAAGTTGTTACTTTTGCATCTTCTTTTTCAGATGGAACAGAAGTTGAAGTAGGTAGTACAGATTCTAATTTTTTTAAAGCTGACCCAAATGTTGATGGTTCAAGTGCAGAAAGTTTAATTAGAGTACAACCTTTTTATGGAACTGATACTCAATCATCATCTAGTTTATTATCTACCTTATCATCATGGGGAAGTAATCATAGATTATCTGGTTTATGCTATCTTGCAATTAGATTCAAATGGAATCAAGATGCTTTTGCTGGAATACCTAAAGTTCAAGCTAAGATACAAGGTAAAAAAGTTAGAACTTATAACTCTAGTTTAGTAGAACAATCAGCATCTTATCAAACGAATCCAGCATGGTGTTTGTTAGACTATTTAACTAATACTAGATATGGAAAAGGATTATCAACAGACGAAATAGATTTACAAAGTTTTTATGATGCTTCATTAGTATGTCAAACTCAAGTAACACCTTTTACTGGTGGAAGTGATATAAATATTTTTGATACAAATACAGCATTAGATACTTCAAGAAATATTTTAGATAATGTTAGAGAACTTTTAAAAGGTTGTAGAGGTTATCTTCCATATAATGCTGGTAAATATAATTTAGTAATTGAAACAACAGGAAGTGCATCTATTACATTAACAGAAGATAATATTATAGGTGGTTATTCATTATCCACACCAACAAAAAATGATAGATATAATAGAGTTATAGTTGGTTTTGTTAATCCTGATCGAAATTACCAAGTTGATGAAGCACAGTTCCCACCTATAAATGATAGTGGATTACCAACAGCAGATCAACACGCAACAATGAAAAGTGCTGATGGTGGTTTTTTGCTAGAGGGTAGATTTTCATTCTCAACTTTAACATCACAATATCAAGCAGAAGAAATGGCAGAAGTAATACTTAGAAGAAGTAGAGAAGCATTAACTTTAGGAATTAATGTTGACTTTAATGGTTATGATTTGTCCATTGGAGAAATAGTTAATATCACGCATAGTTCATTAGGATTTTCTGCTAAACCTTTTAGAGTTCTTGGAATTACTTTTAACGAAGATTTAACAGTAGCATTATCTTTAGTAGAATATCAAGCTAGTCATTATACTTTTGCAACTAAAACTCAAGCACCAACAGTACCAGCTACTAATCTTCCTAATCCATATTCAGTACAAGCACCAGCAATATCATTATCAGATGAATTGCTTGAACTATTTGATGGTTCAGTAGTTTCTAAATTAATAGTTAATATTACAAGCACAGATTCATTTGTTAATGATTTTGAAGTTGAATACAAAGAATCTACTACAAGTTCATTTAGATTAATGCGTAGAGGTTCAAATAAAATTATAGAAAAATACCCTGTTAAAGAGGGTGTAATTTATGATGTAAGGTGTAGAGCAATAAATTCTTTTGGTGCTAAAAGTTCATTTACAACAGTACAACATGAAATTATAACTGCTTTTGACCCACCTGATGATGTAACCAATTATTCAATAGATGTTGTTGGAGATAAACTTCATCACACATTCGATGCAGTATCAAACTTAGATTTAGATTTTTATGAGATAAGATTTACTTCAGACACTACAGAAACACTTTATTCAAATACAACAATTCTTGTTCCAAGAATTGCAAGACCAGCAACTTCAGTTGTAACTCCATTTGTAGGAAGTGGAAAATACTTTATTAAAGCTGTAGATAAATTTAATATTAGATCAGCCAACGCAGATTCAGTTGTTATTTCAGATCAAGTTTTTGAGGGCTTTAAAGCTGTTCAAACAATTACAGAAGAAACAGCATTTGATGGAACTAAAACAGATTGTGTGGTTGTAGATAATAGTTTGATATTAGATACTTCAATAAACTTTGATAGTGCTACAGGAAACTTTGATGATGCTACAGGATTATTTGATGGTGGGTTTGGAAGTGTAAAATCTTCAGGTAGTTATGCTTTTAATACAGGGTTTGATTTTAGTAATAAGTTTAAATTTAAAGTATTATTAAATCAATTAAATGTAGATCACTTAGACTATATAGATAACTTTGATTCTCAATCAGGATTATTTGATTCTAAACAAGGAGTGTTTGATGGTGGAACAAGTCAAGCTATCTCAACTAATGTCCAACTACAAATATCTTTATCAGATGACAATGTAAATTTTGGTAGTTTCCAAAACTTTAAGTCAGGAGATTATGTTGCACGAGCAGTAAAATTCAAAGCACTATTAACTTCAAGCGATACAAGTGCAACTCCTAAAATAAACAATCTATCTTTAAAATTCGTTTTACCAACAGTTATTCAAGATGATTCTAATATATCATCAGGAACGGATACTGCTGGAAAATCAGTTACATTTACTAATGCTTTTTATCAAGTTCCGTCACTAACTGTAATTGGGCAAAACATGGCTACAGGAGATTTTTTCACAGTCACATCAAAAACTAGAACAGGATTTATTGTTGAATTTTTTAATAGTTCTGGTAGTACAGTTGATAGAACATTTGATTATCAAGCAAATGGAATAGGTACACAACAATAATATTGTAAATTTTTAAATATAAAGGTATATATTAAATATGGCACAACACGATTATACAATAGCTAATCAAGGCTTTCCAGCAACAAGGTCTGATCTTAATAATGTTTTACAAGCAATAGCAACAAACAATACAGGAACATCAGCACCTAGTACATTATATGCTGGTCAATTTTGGATAGACACAACTGCAACTACATGGGTTTTATATATACATGATGGAACAGATAATATTCAATTTGCACAAATAGACACTTCAGCAAATACAGTTAATTTTATAGATTCAGCTTTAGCAAATGATGTTGTTATTAATACATCAGGTGCAATTACAACAACAGGGGCTTTTACATCTGTTGGTATAGATGACAATGCTACTTCTACTGCTATGACTATTGATAGTTCGGAAAAAGTTGGTATAGGAACTACATCGCCATCTACAACATTAGATGTAGTTGGAACAGGAGTTAATGGAATAGAATTAGGTGAACAAAGCGATGGTAATGACAGTTCCAGATTATTCTTTACTAATAGTACAAATGTTTGTGCAATTCGTTCATCTGGTGGAAGTTTAAAATTTTCTACTGGTGCTACTATAAATTCATCGTCTGGAGATGATAGAGTTATTATTCATAGTAATGGAGTAATGTCTGCTACTAATGGTATTGCTCTTGGAGTAGGTGCTAACAACACATCTTCAAATGTTTTAGACGATTACGAAGAAGGATTACATACTGTAACTGCTACTGATAGTGGTGGTGGTGCAACTATAACTATGAATACTAGTTTTGACCAACTTGCATATACAAAAATTGGGAGACTTGTTCATATTCAAGGAGTTTTATTATTTGCTTCTATAAGTGGTTCTTTTTCTGGTTCTTTAACAATATCATTACCATTTACTTCTTCAAATGAAACAGATCAAGGTGGAAGAACTATTATGGGTGTTGGAACTCATAATGTAGATTTTACTAGTGGAACTCAAATTTATCTTAGCATAGGAGAAAGTAGTTCAACTGCTACTTTAACAACACAAGGCGATAACATTGGTGGTGGAAATGGACAGCCTCAAGGTAGTGGTCAATTATATATTGGTGGAACTTACATAGCTTAACAAAAACAAAGGAGACAACAATGACGATAAAAAAAGAAACACAGATTGGTAAAATCGAAGTGGTGGGAAAATACAAATCAGTTCAAGTAAGAACAGATACTGTAATTATCGAAGATGGCAACGAATTTTCAAGACAGTATCATAGACATGCTTTGATGCCAGATGCAGATATATCTGCTGAACACTCAGAGGTTCAAGCAGTATGTAACGCAGTATGGACACAAGATGTTAAAGATGCTTATGCAACTTTTAAATCTGAACAAGAAACAATAATAGAATAAAAAAATTAATAAGGAGTAGTAATGTCAGATATTACAATAGATGGTAAAGAATATAAAAAAAACGAAATGTCTGAAGAACAAGTTTCAATCGTGGGAAAACTTGCAAACATACAACAATCAAAAAATAATCTTTTATCTCAAGTTCAAGATTTAGAAGTTTTAGCAGATCACTATGTAGGTAAATTTAAAACTGCAACATCTAAAGAAATAGAAGAAAAACAATCTGAACAAAAATAATCTTTATGGAAATCTATGGAGAAATTTCTAAATATACTTAAACATTGGAGAAATAATTTATGGAAGAAATCAAAGAAAGAATTAAACAGCATGAGGGGTTTAGGGATACTGTGTATTCCGATAGTTTGGGTTTCGCTACTATTGGCTATGGTCATCTTGTACTACCCACTGACAATTTCGTTGAGGGTAATACTTATGACAAAGAAACTCTTGAAGAAGTTTTTGATAATGATTTTAAAATAGCATCAGATTCAGCTAGAGAATTATTACGAGATATAGAACATAATCATATTATATTTGGTGTCATTGTTGAAATGTGTTTCCAATTAGGCAAACCAAGAGTAATGAAGTTTAAGAAAATGTGGGAAGCACTAAAAAATAATGATCTTGAAACAGCATCAAAAGAAATGATAGACAGTAATTGGCACAAACAAACTACAAAAAGATGTGAAAGTTTGGCTAGTGTAATGAGAAATGCTAACAAATAGGAGAAGTTATGTTAACTAAAAAACAAAAAAAACTACCAATGGCTTTACAAAAAGCTATTATGAAGAAACAAAAAAAAACTAAAAAAAGGAAAAAATAATGCCATATCATAAAGGTTCTCACTCAGGTGGGATGAAAAAGAAAAAAAAGAAAAAGAAAAAGAATAAGAAGAAGTAAATGGTAAAAGTAGCATCAATCACAGGAATTATTAAAGGTTTAAAACCTAGACAGCAAAAGACTATGAAAAGTCATGCTAGACACCACTCACTAAAGCATATGCGATCTATGGCCAGAGCCATGAAAAAAGGTGCTACTTTTTCTTCTGCACACACTAAAGCTATGAGGTCAGTTGGAAAATGAAAAGACGTAGAGTACCAAAAGATAAGAAAACAAAAATTCCTAAAAAATATTTATCAGGTCTTAAAGGTGGTAAAAGATCAGCTAGAGTTGAATTACTTAAATATATGTCAAAAGCATATAAATCAGGTGCTAGAATACCAAGATCAATGTTTAAAGCAAGAGTGAGATAATGGCTGTAAAAAGAAAACCATTATCTGCACAAGTTATTTCAACACTTAGAGCAAAAGCAAAAAACAGAAAAAACATAACTTTAGGTACATTAAAAAAAGTTTATCGTAGAGGTCAGGGTGCTTGGCTTGGTTCAGGTTCAAGACCAAAGATACCTATGGCTGGTTGGGCTATGGCCAGAGTTAATTCTTATCTTCGTGGTTCAAGAAAACACGACACAGATTTAAGAAAGAAAAAGAAATGAGTTTATTTCAAAATACATCTCTCCCTTTAGGAATAGCAATTCAAAAAGGTATAATTAATAATTTTTCAGGATTACAAAAATTCGGTTATAATTCTGCTGTAGGAACATCTTTTGAAACAATATGGGATAATGGTTCAACTTATACTTATCCATCATCTGCTGGAACTGCTACTGCTACATCTTCTAATACATCTGCTGACAACACAGGAACAGTAGAAATACAAGGTTTGGATTCTAATTACGATCTAGCTTCTGAAACATTAACTATTGGTGGTAGTGCTGGGTCAACATCTTTTATAAGAGTATTTAGAGCATTAATGAAAACTGCTAACACAGGCACAGCTAATGTTGGAGATATTACAATAACAGTTTCATCAACTACAGTTGCTAAAATTACTGCAACTTATGGTCAGACATTAATGGCTATATATACAACACCAAGAAAAGTAAGAGGTTATTTAGTTCAATTTGATTCTGGTATGTCTAAACAGAAAGAAGTTGAGTTTAAATTTATGACTAGAGAAATAGATGCTGGAAATGTTATGAATGTAAAAGCATTTCAAACTAGCTTCGGTTCTCCTCTTAGAATACCTTATGTAATACCTGTAATAATCCCACCTAAAACTGATATAGAAATACAAGCTAAAGCAGATGCCACAACATCTATTTCTGCTGGATTTGAATTAGTTTTAGAAACAATAGATCAAAGCTAATGACTAAGAAGCCAAGAACTACAGGAGAACATATTGTAGCTTTATATGGCCATATTACAGGATTAAAAAAATCAATAGACAATTTAAAATTAAACCACATAAAACATCTGCATGAAGATGTAGAAAAAATAAATACTAAATTTGATAAATTAATTTTTTGGATTGTTGGTGGAGTTGGTGCAGTTGCTTTGTTGTTCTTAACCCAGATACTTTACATTTTGACTAAATAGTTATACAAGTAAAACTTGTATGATTTATAAAAGTGTTCTTATTATTTCTGATACTCACATACCATATCATGTAAACGAACTCTTACCTTATTTAAAATTGTTAAAAAAAAAATATAATCCTGACAAAATAATTCACATTGGAGATGAAGTAGATAAACACGCAATGTCATTTCACGATAGTGACCCTGATCTTCCTAGTGCTGGAGATGAATTAAAAATGTCTTTACCAATTATAAAAGAACTAGAGAAATTATTTCCTAAAATGGATTTGCTAGACTCTAATCATGGTAGCTTAGTTTATAGACGAGCATTTAAACATGGAATACCAAAAGCATATATAAGAAAATATAATGACTTTTTACAAGTTAATAAAAATTGGGTTTGGCATGATGATTTAACAATAGATACTCCACTTGGTAAAGTTTATTTTTGTCATGGCAAAACAGCAGATGTTTTAAAATTAGCACAAAGTATGGGCATGAGTTGTGTGCAAGGTCATTATCATAGTTTGATGGGTGTAAGGTACTATGGAAACAGTTTAGGGCTTTATTTTGGTTTACAAGTTGGTTGTATGATTAACAATAAATCACTTGCATTTAGATATAATAAATTACAGAAAGCTAGACCAATTATAGGTTGTTCTGTTATACATAATGGCCTACCAATCATAGAACCTTTTATAAAAGACAAATCTGGTAAATGGATAGGTAAACTCTTATAAATGAGCCTCAAGAAGCCACACAGAGCCACAGAGAAAGCTACTGACAAGCAAATAGGTGGAGATCATTATAAACTACCTATAAGCCCTTTAAAATTTATCTTAGCCAATAATTTAAACTTTGTTGATGGAAATATAGTGAAATATGCAGTTAGGAACAAACAAGGAGAAAGTTTAGAACAAAAGTACAATAAGATAATCCATTATGCAGAACTTGGTAAAGAATTATTGAAAAATAAAAAATAAGGAATATTAGGAATGAATGAACTTCACTTATTTTATTTATTCTATTCTTGTGTTATATTGGACAACATTAATATTTTTAACAAATAATATTTATTTATGATTTTTAGTTTATTAAATAATCCTTTAACAAAATTAG